ATCAAATTTTCCCTACGGGGTTTCTATCATGTGCTTCGCACTCTATGTTCTATCATGGCCGCGCCATGGGTATGGTTTAGGTGATGCGATTTAGTACACAAAAAAGCATTGCCTGCATCTTTTTTGCATCACGTTATAGCTGGGCGGCACGAAAGAATATTGCGCGCACAGGCGGATAGCCTAAGATTATTACGCAGACTGTCGGCCAGGCGACACATTGTTGCGCTGCAGAGTAATATAATTACAATATGGGAAAAACACAGTAAAATCAACGGTTTACGCGTGTGAGCTTGACGGGTACGCATGGGCCAGGCCCCCCTTACCAGTTACATGTACATGACTCCGACACAAAATTGGGGATTTCAACTTGTATACCAGTGGCGGCGGGTGCACCGCAGCGGCCCCCTACGATGGTTTTTAGGCAAAATAAAAGCTAGCAAGGGTTTTACGCCTTAAACTAGCTGAATGGATTCCGTAATTTTCTTATTCTTCTGGTTGGTTCTTGTATTTTCTTGGTAGTTTTTTCTTTTTGTTTGGTATTATTGTATATTTCTTTTTCCATGCTTCTTTTGCTACTGGATTTATCACTTGAATTGTTGTAATCTTTTTTATCATTTCTTTCTACCTCCACATAATCAAAGCTATACACTGGAGATTTGTATTTTTTATGTCTACTTATCTTAAATCTAGAGAAATCATAATACTTTTTTTTATTTCTTTTCATATTTTGCTAATCATAAGATGTTCCTGAAAAAGAAAAAAGGGGAAAAAAGAAAAACGTAGGGAAACTATAGGCTTTTTACACCCCCTTGTCAACCCCTAAAAAATACAATTAGCATAACTTTTCTACATATGCCTAGAAAAATAGAAAAATATTCTAATATCTAAAGCATGTACTGGTAACGTTAAGAAAGTCAATAATATTATCTTCACAAATGCAACTAATTATGATACAATATGTATAATTGTAGATTTATCCAGTGTTGAGGATGTTAAAAACGTTGGTTGCTGAGATTAATTTACTGTTCAAAGACCTGATGCTGTACTTATTCCTGCGGGGTTCGCTATAGCCACTCTAAGGCATCATATGGGCGGAGTCTTGACAACGTTGGGTTCCGTCCATCTTTTTTACAACTCTTAGAAAAAGGCTAAGTCCATGTTTACAGCATTCATAATGATTTGTTCTATCTCCTTTGCAGATGGTTGCATGGAACTAGAAGACTCTAGAGGACCATATGAGGCCCGTTCCGTATGTAAAGAGCGTGTAGATGAGATGGTACACAGCATGATACCCGTTATTCCACCAGATTCGGAAATAAAATGGAAATGTCAGCATAATCCCATTGAAAACCCAGGAGTAAATACATAATGGCTGCAACCCCAAAGAATAAAGCTTTGTACTCACGTGTCAAGTCGGAAGCAAAAAAGAAATTCAAGGTGTACCCGTCAGCTTATGCTAACGCATGGCTTGTTAAGACGTACAAGAAGCGTGGCGGAACCTATAAGTAATGGCTAAACCAAAGGGCGGACTGACAAAATGGTTTAAAGAGGACTGGCGGGACGTAAAAACAGGCAAAAAATGCGGTCGTTCTGGTTCTGAAAAGAAAAAACGCCCTTATCCAGCTTGTAGACCCGCTAAAGTTGCCAGCCGCATCACTAAAAAGGAAGCCGCTAAGAAAACTGGGCCATCCAAGGTAAAATGGTCTGTAACTGCCTCCGGCAGGAAGCGCAGTACCACAAAAAGGAAGAAATCTCGTGCCACCGCGTAAGAAAGATGTACCTATACGTAAGACTACCACAGGTAAGGGCGCGAACTACCGCCCAACTAAGTCGGGTGCTGGCATGACTGCTAAGGGTGTGGCTGCGCATAGACGCGCTAATCCTGGTAGTAAACTAAAAACAGCCGTAACAGGCAAAGTTAAAAAAGGCAGTAAAGATGCAAAGCGGCGTAAATCGTTTTGTGCTCGGTCTGCCGGACAGATGAAGAAGTTTCCTAAAGCTGCAAAAGACCCGAATAGTCGTTTGCGTCAAGCAAGGAGAAGGTGGAAGTGCTAAACTTATTAATCGGACCAATCGCAGAAATTGCTGGCACATGGATGTCAGGCAAAGTAGAACAAACAAAAGCTAATGCACAGACTAAGGTAGCTAAAGCGCAAGCTGAAGCTGTAGTCATGCAGAAGAAAGCTACCGGTGAGATTGACTGGGACTTGGAGATGGCTAAAGGCTCATCCAACTCTTGGAAAGACGAATGGCTTACAGTTTTATTTAGTATACCCCTAGTTATGGCCTTCGTGCCTGGAATGGAAGAAATAGTTGCAAATGGATTTCAACAATTGGAGCAAATGCCTGAATGGTACCAGTACAGCTTGGGCGTTATTGTTGCTGCAAGCTTTGGAGTCCGCTCGGCAACAAAGTTCTTTGGAAAAAAATAATGAAATTTATAAGAAAAATAATAGATAGGTTACTTAATTCAATTGTACCCGTTGAATTCGGCGGTGATATGGCAGAGCACAGAAAGCATACGACTAAGTATGAGGATTTGTGTAAGTAATGACTGTAGAAGCCTTTTTGAAATGGAAGATACTTCCTAGATTTATGATGTTAGCCAGCACAGTAATGTCTTGGCGGTGTGCTGAATGGTTCATGGATTTGCCCGACCCTACAGCGTCACAATCTGCTTTCGTAAGCGTAGTAATGGGCGTGATGACGGGTGTCTTTGGAATTTGGATGGGACACGAACATAAGGGAGATACAGTAGGTGAAAGCCGCAGCAACAAGACTAAACGAGGCTAGCGAAGTCACTATTCCTTTACGGAATTTGATTAGTATGATTGCGTTTACTGCGGTTAGCGTCTGGGTTTATTTTGGCCTAACCGAACGTATTTCGTTTCTTGAACACAACCTAGAATTGACTATGCAAGAAGTTGAAGAAAATGACGACTGGATTGATAAGTTTGAGCCACCTAAATCTGTACAAGATACAGTGGGTAGAGTTCACGAACTAGAAATAGAACTGGCCAAACTGAAGCTGCGGATAGATGTTTTGCATGACTAAAAAAAGTCCTTGTGTAGGGATTTGCGTTCTGGATAAAGAACGTATCAGATGCATCGGCTGTGGCCGAACTATGGATGAGATTATTAACTGGGGTAAAACTAAATGAAGTACGATAGAGCACATTACATTGAAAAGCTGATAAAGCACGAAGGCATTGTACTGAACGTATATAAAGATTCCCTAGGAATTGATACTATTGGTATCGGCAGGAACTTGGAAGACCGTGGCATTACTAAGGAAGAGCTAGACGATTTAGATATTCCTAACATGGACCACATATATGAATATGGCATAACTGAGACTGATGCAGTTTATTTAGCCACCAATGATATTGAGATTGTTGAAGAAGAGCTATGCCGAGCCCATAGCTGCATAGAAGACTTAGATGCTGTACGACAGCTAGTCGTAATGGACATGGCCTTTAACATGGGTGTGCCCCGTCTTTGCAAATTTAAGAAGATGTGGGCGGCTATTCATGACGGTGATTACAATACCGCAGCTGTAGAAATGCTGGATTCACGTTGGGCTACACAAGTTGGCACACGTGCGATTAAATTGTCTAAAGCTATGGAAGAGGGCAAATTTTCAAATGATTGACTTTATTGTCGGTAAAGCTAAAGATATAGTATCTGAACGACGTCAAAAGCTTGGTACAGAAAAAAACTCAAAAAAATCTACTAAAGAAAACGAGTATTCTATTGCCCAGTTGCCAGAAGCATATCCAATTATTAATCCCGATACCGGCAGAAAAACCCCCGTCAACTTTCACAAAAGTTTCCTTACAACAGCTAAAAAATATTATGAAGAAAGAGGAATAAAAGTACCCAAACACATTAATCCAGATGACGTACAAGGATATGTAAAACATGTTACATCTGCAAAGAAACGTGGCGGAACAAACCTTCGTAAGCGGAAGCCTACACCATCTATTATGGAATTGCCCACTGTTGGCAAGAGAAATTAATCAGCTGATGCATCCTATAGAAGCTGACATACGGAAGTGGTCGCATGAATTTCTTGAAGTACCTAATGAGAAACTTAATGGACTACCACCGTGCCCCTACGCAAAACAGGCATGGCTAGACAACAAAGTTGTATTTAGTATAAATACAGGGCTTGATGGACTAGCTAAAGAGGTTGCAGATTTTTATGAACACGACTATGATATAGTTGTGTGGGCAAACGAAGTCCTACCAGATGTAGAATATCTAGATGGTTGGTGTGATGGCGCAAACGAAGCCTTATCAATTGCAGGTAAAGATATTCACCTAATGGTGTTTCATCCAGATTACGATGCTGAAAAAGCGGGTTTGGATTTTTTGATTGACGACAATGTAGTAGACCCTGGCCTAGACTACTGCATGGTATTTGTGCAAAGGCTATCTACCCTAGACGACGCAGCATTAAGTCTGGAGAAGTCTGGGTATTATAAACACTTTCCTACGGATGTGTATGAATCACTAGTAATAGAGAGAAGGAAATTACGTGATGAAGGGCAAAACTAAAATGGCAAAGAAGATGATGCGCGGCGGTACAGTTGCTAAAAAGAAAATGGCTGGCGGCGGCATGGCTAAAATGGCCAAAAAGAAAATGATGCGTGGCGGCGTAGCTAAGAAAATGATGCGCGGCGGTATGGCAAAAAAGAAATGAGGAAAAAACTTGTTTACTATTTTGCAATAGCATTACTTAATATTGGTAAGCCTTTTACCTGTATCGGTAACTGGTTCTGGAAAAAACATAGAGATGTGCTAGATTGGACTAAGTAATGCCACCACGTAATCACAAAGATTGGACTAAAGAACCTAAAGTTGAATATATTAATTCACTAATCTACTCCGACCAGTCTTTATATGAGCAGGAAGTAGAAAATATATTCTCCAAAGTGTGGGTTCCATGCTTTCATAAAAGCGAACTTCCTAACGCCGGCAACTTCAGAACTGGTCAAATAGCAGGGCAGAATATCCTTGCTTATAATACCGGAACGGAAATTAGAGCTTATCGTAACTACACCGTAATGGAACCTTCTGGTACCTTTGCAGCTCCTGTAGTTACATCTGAGCCTAGGTTATATTGCGAGGTAAAGCATGGTGGTATGGTTTGGATTACTTTAGACCCCAATCCCACCATGTCAGTGGAGGAATGGACCTGCGGTGCTTTTGATTGTATTGCTGACGCGATTGATACGGAAGAAATGGAAGTCTTTCACTACCACAAAGCCGTAATAGATACTAACTACAAGCTGTGGCACGATACCAACAGCGAGTTTTACCATGACTTCATGCATTACTTCAATCGTGTGTCAGGATTTAACGATGAGTATTTCGCTAGAAAGAATATTCCTTTCGATAATGGTCACGTTAACGTCAGTAGCTTTACTGTTAACTATGAAGAGTATGACGGATTTGAAGATAGGGGTGAGCTATCTTTTCCCAATCTGCCACCAAACCAGTGGTACATGGTGGACTTATTCCCCGGTTATAACTTTAACCTACGGGGTAGTGCCTATCGTAGTGACAGCGTAACACCACTAGGGCCAAACAAAGTACTGATTGAGTTCCGTGGATACGGCTTAATGAAAGACACCCCAGAAGAAAGACATACACGTATTAAGCATCATAACTCTATCTGGGGACCGTTCGGTAGGAACTTACACGAAGATTTGATTGGCGTGGCTGGCCAAGGTACAACAATGCGTGAAGGTACAGAACCTCGTAACATCCTACACGGAAGACACGAGAATGGTACAATACACGATGAAGTAGGTATGCGTCACTATTACGCTGAGTGGAGCAAGTGGATGGGCGTAGAAGCAAGTAGCCCATGTCAATTGGCGGCGTAGTAATGTTCTGTGTCGCTGTTGCGAACTCTTCGGGGGTGAGCATAGTTGTACATGATACCCATAAATGGCTATCCCTTTGTCACGTAGCTGTAACTGAACACGGATTTGATAATCCTGATGCAAATTGCTTTTGCGTTAAAATGGATAAAGAAAAAAAGTGATTGTATTTGTATTGTACGTGTACTTGGGTGCCAATGTAATAGACCAAACACAAAAGTTTGTAGACATGGATAGATGCCTATACTTTGCTGAAAGGTTGTCCAGACAACAGGCGGTTCCAGCGGGTGGTGGTAAAAGAAAAAAAATAACTGCAGTATGTAGACCACAACCCAAGTAGGAACCCCTAGCCATGATTGCCGAAACTCTAGCAGGAATAGCATTGGTAAAAAGTGCTGTGGACGGCATTAAATCTGCAATCGGCACTGCTAATGATATAAGTGATATTGCTGGTCATATAGATAACCTATTTGCTGGCGAAAAACAAGTACAACAAGAACGTGCTAAAAAAGCTGGTGTAGGTATATCAGACCAGTTTGGCGTAAACAATGTAGCACGTGATGTTATTGATGCCAAGATTGCCGCAGAAAAGCTCCAAGAAGTAGCCACTATGGTAGACATGAGATTTGGCCATGGCACATGGAAAGGCATCTTAGCTGAGAGGCAGAAGCGAATACAAGAAGCTAGAGAAGCAGCGGCTAAAGCCAGACGAGAAGCTCAACGAGCACACGATGAAATGATGGAAAATGTAAGGACGACTGCTTTAGTCAGTGCCGTAATGGGCGCCGCCATAGGTCTTTTATTTTTAGCAATTGCTATTTTACCTAAATAATTCAACAGAGGGCAACGGATGACCAAGCGTAATTACAGAGCTGAGTATGATAAATACCATGCAAAGCCAAAGCAAAAGAAACGACGGGCATCTCGTAATGCGGCTAGAGCCATTATGGCTAAAAAGGGCAAGGTTACTAAGGGTGACGGTAAAGACGTACACCATAGTACTGGCAACCCCATGAATAACAAAAGACTAGCTGTTAAATCTCGTAGCGCAAACCGTTCTTTTGCGCGAACTAAATCAGGAAAAAAGGTGAACCCCCGTGCCTAAACAACTTACAGAATTGCAAAATAACTTCTTAGATGCCCTATTTGGCGAAGCTAAAGGTAGTTATGCTAAAGCTATGCGTTTAGCTGGGTACTCGACAAGTACTAATCCTTATGCTATAATACAAGCATTACGTACAGAAATTATAGAACGTGCTGAATTAGAGATGGCAGCTAACGCGCCGAAAGCCGTTTTATCAATGGTCGGTGTCATTGATGACCCGTCAGCCGTAGGTAATAGAGAAAAACTAGCCGCTTCTCAACAAGTGTTGGATAGAGTTGGTCTTTCTAAAGTAGAAAAACTAAACGTTTCTTCAGATAAACCAATTGGGGTATTTATTTTACCAGCAAAAGATGATGACACTAGCTCAGAAATTGAATCCAACTGAACGATACGAAAGAACTAATGGCCCCAGAGTACCGTGGGGGTACAAGAGGTCAGAACATGACCGCCAGCTCCTAGAGCCCGTTAATGAGCAATTAGAGGCGCTGGAGCAGGGTCTAGACTACTTGAAGGCATCATCCTACCCAGAAGTAGCAAGATGGCTTACAGAGTACACAGGGCGCTCTATAACCCCTATGGGTCTGTGGAAACGTGTAAAGACAGACAAATCAGACAGACGGAAGTATGCTGAACAAAAACGCCGTACCGCCAAGGCCCAAAACGAAGGCAACATCAACACCTCAAACTAAAGAGGAAAAAGAACAGGCTCGCCTAGCTAAACAAAAACGTTCTGCACGTATGCAACTTAATATGGCGCAGAAGAAGATACAGAAGCTTGAGCGCCTTGAGAACCCAGAACCCGAAATGCAAGTTATGGGTACTTCTGGGTTTGAGCAGTCTAACGAAGAACCCGAAGATAAAATCCTGTTTGAACCAAATCCCGGCCCTCAAACGGATTTTCTTGCGGCACCTGAGCGCGAAGTCTTATATGGCGGCGCAGCCGGAGGCGGCAAGTCTTACGCTTTAATTATAGACCCGTTGCGCTATTGCAACAACAAGAACTTCAATGCGCTAATTCTACGTAGAACAAATGATGAATTGCGTGAATTGATACATAAAAGTCAAGAGATGTACCCGAATGCTTATCCGGGTGCGAAGTGGATGGAAAAGAAAAGCCAATGGGTTTTTCCATCCGGTGCCAGAATATGGATGACCTATCTAGAACAGGACAAAGACGTTCTACGTTACCAAGGTCAGGCGTTTACATATATTGGTATAGATGAATTAACACAGTATGCTACACCTTATGCTTGGGATTATCTACGCTCGCGTCTTAGAACAGCAGACCCTTCGCTCCCAGTCTTTATGCGAGCGACAACAAACCCTGGCGGACCTGGGCATATTTGGGTTAAGAAAATGTTCATCGACCCGTCCACCCCTGGAAGACCCTTTTGGGCGACGGATATCACCACCGGTGAAACCCTCACCTACCCAAGTCGGCATTCTAAAGCGGGTCAGCCTCTTTTCAACAGGCGTTTTGTGCCAGCTAAATTGTTGGATAACCCATATCTGTACGAAGCAGGTGATTATGAAGCCATGCTGCTCTCACTGCCAGAAGTACAGCGTAAACAATTATTAGAAGGGTCTTGGGACATTGCTGAAGGCGCGGCGTTTTCGGAATTTGATAGGCGGGTACACGTTATTGACCCATTTGAAATACCGAACTCATGGCGAAAGTTCAGGGCTTGCGATTATGGTTACGCTTCTGCTTCTGGCGTTCTTTGGTTTACTGTAGACCCAACTAACGAAACTTTAATTGTTTATAGGGAACTATACGTAAGTAAGGTACCAGCTAAAGAACTGGCGCATATGGTTCTAGAAGCTGAGGATGGAGAATCAATACATTACGGCGTACTTGATTCATCACTTTGGCATAAGCGCGGAGACACAGGACCATCCCTTGCAGAACAAATGATTGTCGAAGGGTGTAGGTGGCGCCCATCTGATAGAAGCAGGGGTAGCCGTGTAGCGGGTAAGAACGAACTACACCGGCGCCTACAGGTTGACGATGAAAGTGGCAGAGCTGGCATTGAGATAATGAGCAATTGCACTAATCTGATTGCGCAGCTTCCTACACTTCCAATGGATAAGACTAACCCAGAAGATGTCAACACTAAAGTAGAAGACCACTTATATGATGCGTTACGATACGGTATTATGACGCGCCCCAAATCACGTTCCGTTTTTGATTTCTCTGGTGGACCACCAAATCAACGATGGCAACCCGCTGATGCAACCTTTGGATATTAATTATGGCTGATGAAGAACATATTGAAGCACTAGTATTTGAACCCGTTTCTGGTTCAGAAGCACTAGCAGGATATATTTCAAATAAATTTGAAAGCGTAGAGTCCAGCAGGTTGGAAGAAGAAGAGCGTTGGTTGAACGCCTATCGCCAATACCGTGGATTGTATGGCACAGAAACACAGTTTACGTCTACTGAAAAATCCAAAGTATTTATCAAGATTACAAAAACTAAAGTTCTAGCGGCGTATGGTCAAATCATTGATGTATTGTTCGCCGGTCAAAGGTTCCCTTTAGGGGTTGAATCTACACTGGTGCCAGAAGGCGTTGAAGAAGCGGTACACTTTGACCCCAAAGATGATACTAACGCTATGGATGAACTTCAAAGCAAGTATGGTTTTCCGGGCGATGGTGCAGAACTTCCACCTGGTGCTACGAGCCAGATGCTAGATGACCTAAACTTAGGCGTATTTTCTGACGAACTGGGCGAGCTAGGTGATAAGCTACGTGTAGGTCCGGGCAAAACCGCTACATCTCAAACCTACCGCCCTGCAGAAACTGCAGCCAAACGCATGGAAAAGAAAATGCTTGACCAGCTAGAAGAGTCAAGTGCTTCTAAGCATCTGCGTCATACCGCGTTTGAGATGGCTTTGTTTGGTACAGGCGTACTAAAAGGACCGTTTGCTTACGATAAAGAATATCCTAACTGGGATGAAGAAGGTAACTATTCTCCCATTATTAAAACCGTACCCAAGGTAGAAAATGTTTCTTTATGGAACTTGTACCCTGATTCAGATGCAAAAAATATGGATGAGTGCGAATTTGTTATTCAACGCCACCGTCTAAGCTTTTCTGAATTACGTAATCTTAAAAAACGTCCATACTTCCGGCATGATGCTATTGATTCTGCAGTTAGCATGGGAACTAACTATGTACGTAAATGGTGGGAAGCAGACCTTGAAGATTATCGCAATACATATGATGTAGAACGATTTGAGATATTTGAGTATTGGGGTAACATTGACAAAGACCAAGCTGAAGAAGCCGGCCTTGAAATACCTAGCGAACTTGATGACTTGGATACGCTACAAGTAAACTGCTGGGTTTGTCACAATCAAGTGTTGCGTCTTGTTATCAATCCATTCACACCGAAGCGTATTCCTTACTTTGCCGCACCATACGAACTAAACCCTTACTCATTCTTTGGTGTTGGCCTAGCTGAAAACATGACTGACACACAGGCACTGATGAACGGCTTTATGCGTATGGCTGTTGATAACGCTGTTCTGTCGGGCAACCTAATCTTTGAGATTGACGAAACCAACCTTGTTCCGGGCCAAGACCTAGAACTGTATCCGGGTAAGGTATTCCGCCGCCAAGGTGGAGCACCGGGGCAGTCGCTGTTTGGAACAAAGTATCCTAACGTATCACAAGAAAATATGATGATGTTTGATAAGGCCAGACAGCTTGCTGACGATGCTACAGGCATTCCATCGTACTCGCATGGTCAGACAGGTGTCCAAGGAACTGGACGAACTGCGGCAGGTATCTCCATGCTTATGGGTGCTGCCCAAATCAGTATTAAGGGCGTTGTTAAAAACATTGATGATTACTTGCTACAGCCTTTGGGCGAGGCATTCTACGCATTTAACATGCAGTTTAATTTTGACCCCGCTGTTCGCGGTGATTTAGAAGTTAAAGCCCGTGGTACAGAAAGTCTTATGAAGAACGAAGTTCGCAGCCAACGTCTGCTTCAGCTTCTTCAGATTGCTGGCAATCCTAACCTAGCATCGTTTGTAAAGTTCCCTGTTGTATTGCGGGAGCTGGCACAAGCTATGGACTTGGATGCTGAAAAGATTATTAACGATGAACGCGAAGCATTCCGTCAAGCAGAAATCATTAGAGCCGCTGGCGGTATGGCTGGCCCAGAAGAACAGGCCGCTGGTATTAATCCAATGGATATGTCTGGCGGAGGCGGTGGTAACATCGGTGTAGGCGGAGCAGCAGTTCCGGGAGAACAGGGCTTCAGTGCCGCACCGGAACAAGCACCACAGCCAGAAGGTGGGCAAGCAATGGGCGCACAACTAGCTAGCATAATGGGCGGACTTAAATGACCCCAGAAATAGCTAAGAAACTTCTACCTCTCGTTAATGTTAAGCGCAATCTTGATGCATTAGAAATGTATATGGAGTCCCGTATCACTGATATGCACCGCAATATGGAACAAGGTGATGATATGAAAGCCATGTATCAGGCACAAGGTGCTATACAAGAATTACGCAGGTTACGTACCCTGCGTGATGAAGTCATATCTAAGGCGGCAGCATAATGGCTAAAACTATAAAGAAAGTCAAAGACACCCTTGAAGAGGGATTGACTATAAATGTACCTGAAAGTTATTACAAAAAGCCCTTTGTCAAAAGAATGCTTGACCCGTCAAGTCCGACTATAGAGGTAGATGGGGAAGAAGCTTCTGTCCGAACAATGAGTATGGATGGAAAATTATTTCCTACAATTGTTAAACAAGAATTATCTGATGGTTCATTTGGTTTAGTTGAGTTAGAACCACAACAAGCTTATGACAGAGCCATTGCTACAGGCAATTTTATACAGTTTGATAGCGATGAACAAGCTGACAGAAGTTCTAAACTACTCAGCAAAGAAGCAAGCACACTTCGCAAGGAATATAAAAATAACCAAAATTTTATAGCGCAGGGTGGTAAAGGTCTTGGGGACATAGAATTTCGTGCAGATATGGAGCCTTATTCAGGAGATGATGCATTAAATAGGTTGGCATTAGAGCTATTCCGCAGAGGGGAAATTGAATTAAAGGGCATTACACAGGACCAAGGTGAACGACCTGGTGGAGGTGTCATAGGAGGATACGCAGGAAGAAACTTCTCTCGCCTAAATAATTCTTTGAAAAGACCTTTACGAGACCAGAATCCTCTGACTAAAGAAAAGATTATGTCAAGCCCTAGTCTCGCCACATACATTGCAGGAGTATCAGAAGACTCTGATACGACATTTGATAGACCTCGCGGAGAGTCAGAATTAGCTGCTATGCATGAACTAAGACACGGTGCTCTACGGTATTTGTTTAATAACACAGATTTAAAAAAACAAAAATATTTTGATAATTATGACATAGATGTTGAAGAAGACATTATGGATATGACTGATAATAAAACAATTAAAGACCGTAGTATACCTATAAAAATGAATGAAGTTTCTAAATTAAATCCTAAATATATAGGCGGAAGAGACAGATTTGATACGATTACTAAATATGCAACACAGGCACTTGAAGATTTTAATGTGCCGAAACGCACTGAACAGAAAAAGCCAGGCATGTTACAAAGTTTATTTGGCATGGAACAAGGGGGAATAATGATGGCACAACAAGGCAAAATGCCGCTACCGATGGAGGAAGCAACATCTGCACCTCAAGGTGGTGGACCAAAGGCAGCTAACCCTGCGGCACAACCAGCAGGTTTGGGAGCACCTACAGGAGCACCTGCACCAGCCGGTTCATCCGACCCACGAGATGAAGCAATTAAAGAAGTGGCGCAAAAAATGCAAAGTCGTTCTGCCCCCGCACCCATTCCAGCAGAAGTTCCTCAAATGGCTCCTCCTGTACCCCCAACTGGATTAGCCGCCCCTATGGAAGAAGTGCCTATGATGGCAAAAGGTGGAATGACAGATGACAGCGGAATGTCAGTAATGATTGGACTAGGTGCCCCTCCTGCCGATTATGAAAAAGCCGCTGAAGGCAACCCACCGCCAGGCGCCACTAAAGAAGAAGTAGCTGACGACCAGCTTGTGCTTCTCAGTGAGGGCGAACTTGTAGTTCCCGCCAATGTTGTCCGTTACCATGGTCTAGGTGCATATGAAGGTATGCGCCGTGATGCTCTTATGGGTCTTCAGGATATGGAAACCAACGGACAGATTGAGTACGTTAGTGGCGGTGCTGAAAAAGCTGATAAAGTTGATGATGATGGCGGTATTATTAAAGCTAACCGAGGTACATACTTAGGAAACCCAGGCACATATACACAAAACCCAGTAGTTCCACAAGCCGCATCCTCTCAATACGTACAAGTGCCCGGAACCCAAGGTATGAATCCCGCGTTAAACACTATAACCGGATTGGCTAAACCAGTACTTAATGCACTTCAACCTCTATCTTTACCCGGAATGCCTACACTGGGTCAACCATATCAACCAGTAACTACGGCTAGCAGTGTATACGCTCCCAATGTAGGTTCATACGCTGGTGATGGCACGGATGATGCCGCAGATGACAGCACTGACGACAGCACAGATGATGGAACAGGCACTGATGAGACTGAAGAAGAAAGACGTCGTCGGCTTGCAGCCCAGAATGCGGGAGATGGCGGAGATAACCCAGAAGAATACACGGGAGCTACTACTGTATTTGGTGGTACATCCCAAGATGGCATGATTAGAGGTGGCAAACAATACCAAATTGCGTACGAATCTAGCTCTAAACAAAAAGTACCGGGTATGGTTGGCGCTTTAATGAACATTGGTAATCTTGACCAAGTTAGGTTAACTGACCCAACTACAGGGCAAAGCGTTAGCATGTCTAAAGCAAAATATGATTCAATGAAAGAAAATAGAACAGACGCAGCCAATATCAATTTTATTGATACTTTAATGCAAAACCAAGCCGGCATTGACTATAACAGAACGAGAGCTGGTGCCATTGCACCATTTAAAACAGGGCTTGCAGTAGCGGGTGAAGCATTAGGATTTGGTAATGCACCTGGAACTAGCGTGGCCGAACAGAATGAATATGCTAGAAGTCTGGCTGGCAGTCTAGGTATCGAGTACAATGGGCAGTCCTTTGCTGAAGTAATGGCAACCCCAGAATTTAATGCGCCTAGAGAAGGTGGACCAGCTCCTGTATTTAGAGAAGATTCACAGGGTAACTTGGTTCCTGACACAAGATTTAGTACACCGCAAGGACTAGCCGCACCACAAGTTGGTGTAAGCACCTCCCCAACACTAGAAGGCGTAAGCCAAACAGGTAATTACGCAGCTACGCCAACCTCCATAACGGACCCAGTAACTGGGCTAGTGTCAGCAGCACCATCAGCATTGGCAGGAAGACAGAGTGTTCCAGGTATAGCTAATATAGCTGGAACAGTTATGACCGTTATTGACCCTGTAACTGGTGCAGTTAGTTCCCAACCAATGCCGCAGATGAGCACTATGAATACGGCAGCTATGACACCTGCACAACGTAGTACCGCTAGCGAAATTATTGATAGGCAGATGCAGGCAGCTGGACTTACTTCTGCACCTAGCGAACAAGTTGGTGTAAGCACCTCCCCAACACTAGAAGGCGTAAGCCAAACAGGCGATTACAGAAGTCAAGAAGTAGGTAGAAGCACATCTCCTACGCTTGAAGGTGTAAGCCAGACGGGTAACTATGGAATTGAAGAAGGCGACTTTGACACCCCCGATAACCAAGGCGCCAGTATGGACGATGATGCCCCATCCTCAAGCCGTGATATGAGCACAAAAGAAGGACGTAAAGCTGCTGCTGATGATGAAGCACGAGACCAAACAGGTAATCCTAATGCTACAGCCGTGACAGATAGCGCGGGTAATGCAGTTAGAAGCGGTAGTAATAATAGCGTTGTAACTAATACTCCGCCTTCTAGTAATGACAGCGGCAGCGATGATGGCTGTTTTGCTAAAGGAACATTAATCAGTATGGCAGATGGTACTACTAAATCAGTTGAGGATGTGGACATTAGTGATGAAGTAAAACTTGGCGGATTTGTATTTGCTACAGGTAAGTTCCTAATTAATAATCTTTATGAATATAAAGGTATCCAAGTGTCTGGTAGCCACATGGTTTTTGAAGATGGTAAGTGGCTTCGTGTTGAAGACAGCGAACTGTCCAAACTAATAACTAAAGATGACACAATTGTATATGTATTTGGTTCAGAAAACAGACGTATTGTAATTGATGATGTGGTATTTACGGATTACTTTGAAGTCACTGAGCAAGAGAAACTAAAACAAATTGGCAATTCTTACTTTACAAATTGGAAAAAAGATGCTAAAATTACTTCTAAATCTAATTTAGAAGTGAGAAACACAGCTAATGCTAACGCCACGACCTTGGCAGCTTGACTTAGATTATCCCATATTAATCAATTGGTGGAAGCAATGGGAATTTGGCGTTGTACCTAGAGAATGCCTGCCCCCCGAAGGTATTATTGTAGAGCATGACACTGTTCCCATTTGTGCTACTGGTCTATACGTAGGCGAAGGTACAAAATATGGTTTTATGGAATGGGTGGTTGTTGATAAGTTAGCACAACCAAAAGCCACGCACAAAGCTATAACTCTTTGCATTAATAGTATTATTGACTTAGCTAAACAAAAACAACTTAAACTTCTGTATACTGTAACTGGGGATAAGAGCTTACATAAACGGTACACAAAGTATCATAATATGCATTTGCTTGAGAATAATACTAAAACGTTCCTTTTAAATTTGACAGATGCTCCCATAGATTTAGAAGCTTTTTCTGAATATTAGATTGTGTAACAGCACCACATTAACTTGCTGTAGACTGGCTACCCATCACCCCATTCGGCTACTGGTGGCCCCGACAAGGAGAAGACTATGGCTCGTATGGCTGTACAAGAAAAGGCTACAGCAGTAGCTGCCCCTACACGATATAATAGGGATAACTCAGAAGAGATTTCAGAATTAGAAGCATTACAAAACGAACGTAACGCTATTATTGAAGAACAACAGGATGCTGAAGAAACTGAAGCTATGCAACCTGAAGAAAAAACATTTAAGAAACGGTATGGTGACTTGCGCCGCCATGCCCAAGAAAAAGAAAAAGATATGCGCAACCAGATACGCCAGCTTGAAGAACAGTTATCGTCAGCCACAAAGGAAGGCATAAAGCTTCCTAAATCAGATGAAGAAATTTCTGAGTGGTCAAAGCAGTATCCTGATGTTGCTAAAATTGTAGAAACAATTGCTACTAAGAAAGCACAGGAACTAGATTCTTCAATTGAAAAACGTTTACAGAATATAGCTGAACGTGAAATTGAATCTAACCGCCAACGAGCTGAGGTAGAGTTACTTCAATTGCATCCTGATTTTGATGAAATCAGAAATAGCGAAGATTTTCATTCGTGGGTAAGCGAACAGCCTGCATGGATACAGAAAGCACTGTATGAAAATGAAAATGATGCTAAATCAGCAGCCCGCGCTATTGACCTGTATAAAATTGACAGTGACATAGTAACTAAAAAGGCTAAAAAACCAAATAACAAAGATGCAGCAAAGTCTGTGTCTAGTAAAAATTCTATACCAAAACCACAGTCGGATGAAGCATCAGCATCTATAAAAGAATCTGATGTAGATAAAATGTCCGCACAAGAATACGAAAAACACGCAGAAGCAATTACTGCTGCTATTCGTAGTGGAAACTTTATTTATGATTTATCTGGCTCTGCTAGATAAATAATGAATTGGCAAAAGCGGGTGCTTTTGTCATATGTAGAATAGGCAGGGTAGCTCCTTGCCGACGCTGCAAAATAGCAAACTACAAACATCTTAAAGATTACCTGAGTAACATGGCCTACTACGTACACTGGTTGCAACCTTTGTACATTGTACACCCTACGTTATACAGCCTCTGCAAAGAATTGTACTGTTTGCATCTGTAAAATCCAAAACATAGGAGATGGATTATGGCTTTTCCAAGAGCTCCGGGCTATAACAACTTACCGAATGGTAATTTTAGTCCTGTAATTTACTCCAAACAGGTGCAGCTTGCATTCCGCAAGGCCGCTGTTTGTGACGCGATTACTAATAATGACTACTTTGGAGAAATCGCAAACTTTGGTGATTCAGTTAAAATCATTAAAGAGCCTGAGATTACTGTCAAAGCATACGAGCGTGGTACGACCATTACCCCGCAAGACCTAGACGATGAAGATTTCACACTGACCGTTGACAAAGCAAACTACTTTGCTTTTAAAGTTGACGACATTGAGGAAGCACATTCGCACGTTAACTTTGAATCACTTTCAAGCAACCGTGCTGCATACCGTCTAGCTGACCAGTTTGACCAAGATGTTCTTGGCTACTTGACTGGTTTCAAACAGGCTGCAATTAACGGCAACGCTAATGTAGTCAACAACATTGTTAACGGAACTGTTGCTGTTGCCACTGCTGGCACAGATGAACTTCTTACTTCAATGAAGTTGACAGCCGCTGACTTTAATGGTGGTAACGCTGCTAACTGTGTGGGCTTGAAGCCTCGCGCATCTGAAGCTGTACCAACAGGTGCTGGTGTTGCTAACCCACTGACAGTGATTGCACGTATGGGTCGTCAACTTGACCTCCAAAACGTAGAATCACAAGGTCGTTGGCTAGTAGTTGACCCAGTGTTCGTTGAGCTACTGAAAGATGAAGACTCACGTTTGTTTGATTCAGACTTCGGTGGTTCTGGTCTTCAGAACGGCTTGATTTTGAATAACCTGCATGGATTCCAAGTTCATGTTTCTAACAACCTGCCTTCTATTGGTACAGGTCCATCTACTACAGGTGGAACTAATGCTAATAACTTTGGCATGATTGTTGCTGGTCATTCTTCATCAGTTGCTACTGCTGACCAAATCAATAAGACGGAAACATATCGTGACCCTGACAGCTTTGCTGACATTGTCCGTGGTATGCATCTGTATGGCCGCAAGATTCTTCGTCCTGAAGGTCTTGTTAACGCCAAATACTGCTTGCTGTAGGGGGGATTGAATTATGGCACTAGGTGATAATACACTCCAAGCGGCACGTGGCAACTCGCAACGTGGTCGTAATCCATACATGGTTGAGATGGAACTAGACTTTGCTACCGCATTGTCTGACAAAGGTTCTGCTCTTGCAGCAGCTGATGTCATTCCTTGCATCTCTGTCAAAAAAGGCTTCATGGTTATGAATGCTGGCATTGAAGTTGTTACTGCTACTTCAGCAGGAACTTCTACTGTGGACTTGGGTACAGGCGTAGATGTTGATTGTTTTGTTGATGGTTTCAACAGTGCATCAGGCACAGCAGCAGGTACTGTAGCACAAAATGCTGCAGCTTATCAGCCGCTAATGTGTGTTGCAGACGATACCATTGACCTTGTTCTAGCTACTCAGTCTGGCACAGCTTTGACTACGGGTCTTTTCCGTATCTGGGCAGTGCTGATGGATTGCACAGAAGAAGGCGATTTGACTGCGCAAGAAGTAAAGCGTGACTTTGCTTAAATAACATAGTATTGGGGCAGGGCAACTTGCCCCTTTACTTTTATTTTTTAATTAAGGATGTGCAATGGCATACGACTATTTGGGATTAACTAATGAAGTTATTGCTCGTATGAACGAGGTATCTCTGACTGCGGCTAACTTTATCTCTGCACGGGGATTCCAAATTCAATGTCAAAATGCAGTTAATGATGCTATTAATTACATCAACCAACGAGAATTTGGTTGGTCTTTTACACATCAAACCCAAACTGAAACATTAGTTCCGGGTACTACTAGATATACTGCACCAGCTTCCACACAATCCATAGATTACGATTCCTTTAGAATTAGTAAAGATTCTAACCTAGCTTCTGCTGGAGTTACACTTAGGATTATTGATTACAAAGAGTATACACAACGATACATTGTTCAAGAAAATGATGTCGTTTCTACAACTTTAAATGGCGGTATAAATAATACCGTTACTACAATTACTGTAGTTAGCACAGCGGGTTTTGACGCCGCAGGGTCAATACAGATTGCTAATGAAACAATCACGTATACTGGTACCACTACCACAACCTTTACTGGTTGTACACGGGGTACAGCAGGAACAACTGCTGCCGCACATAATACCGGCGTTAATGTAGCACAGTTTACAACTGGGGGTATACCCAGTCTTGTATTTAGAACACCTGATAACAACTTCGGTTTGTATCCGTACCCTAATAAAGGTTATGAATTAGTGTATGAGTACTTTGATAGGCCCACTATTTTAGTGGCGGCAACTGATGTTCCAACTATTCCAGAACAATTTAGACAAGTTATTGTAGATGGTGCCACAGCGTACTCATATCAGTACCGAGGTGAAGCACAACAGTACGGCCTTAACTTTGCTCGTTTTGAAGAAGGCATTAAACAAATGCAAACCCTATTACTCAATAGGGCAGACTATATCCGTTCTACTTATATACCGGCTGTTCAACGGTATGGAAATATTGCGGGATATTAAGGTAAAAAACTATGTCAGATGAAACTGGCCTCAATCCGTTTGTATTTGCTTGTCAGGGGGGTCTAGTACTTGACCAATCTACTTTCGCTATGCAGCCCGGAATGGCGTTAGAATTAGAAAACTTTGAACCTGCCACTACTGGCGGATATCGTCGTATATCTGGCTATACAAAATGGAATCCTAATATAGTTCCACAAGACCAAAGTGCCAGCGAACAAATATTAATGTCTGCACATTTTGATGGTAACGTTATTGCAGCGAGGGGGCGTAAAGTTTGGAAAGCTACTAATGGTAGCACAACGTTAAGCCTAGCATTGAATAACTCAGTCACGACTGTAACAGTAACATCCACTACAAACTTTAGTACCCAAGGAACACTATTAGTTGGTTCTGAAGAGATTACCTACACTGGTAAAACTAGCACAACTTTTACAGGATGTTCGCGCGGAGCTAATAGCACTTCTGCAGCAGCACACCTTAATAACGCAGTTATTACCCAAACTTGGACAGAGCTAGATTCAGGAAGAACAGGTGCAGGTAGATACTCTTTTTTTAGATACAATCTTGCAGGTGTAGATTATATTATATGGGCTGACGGTGCTAATGCGGCATCTAGATATAAAACTGCCAGCAACACAATATTAGACATTACAGCATCGGGTGCACCCGCAGACCCTAAATTTGTTACCGGCTATAAAAACCATATGTTCTTTGCTGGTATGTCTGCAACACCACAATCTTTAGTATTCAGTGCACCATTTAATGAAAATGATTTTCAAACGGGTCAAGGTGCAGGTATAATAAATGTAGATAGTCCTATTACAGGATTATTTCCATTTCGTGATTCTTTAGTTATTTTCTGCGAAGAACGAATATTTAAGTTAGTAGGTAACACTCTATCTGACTTTCAATTACAACCAATTACACGTGAAATAGGATGTCTTAACGGTTCTACTATTCAAGAATTTGCAGGAGACATTGTATTTCTAGGGCCGGATGGACTGCGTACGGTTGCTGGTACAGCCAAAATTGGTGACGTAGAACTTGGTACAATTAGCCGCGCAGTTCAAGAACGTTTTGAACGTTTATCAGACGTGGATGAATTTACAAGTACAGTTATTGCAGATAAAACACAATATAGAATATTTTTTACTAATTCTGAAACACCCAGAGCTGTAACAACCGGCATTATATGTGTAAAAAAGAGCGAGGCGTATGAGTTTGCTGATTTAAAAGGCATACGTCCCAGTTGTACAGATAATGTTGTATCTAATGGGGAAAGCATTATTGTACACGGCGACTTTGACGGGTACATATATAGACAAGAACAAGGGAATGACTTTGACGGTAATAACGTAACTGGAAAGTATCGTTCCCCAGATTTAACAATGGGTGACGCAGGTTTACGTAAATCCTTTCAACGTGTCATTCTTAACTACGCACCCGAAGCGGCTGTTAATGCAGACTTATTCGTGCGTTATGACTATGAAGCACCCAACGTAGCTCGTCCAGCCGCATATCCATTTGACAGTGCCAGTGTAGTAGCCGTGTATGGAAGTTCTGTATATGGCACTGCAACATACGGTGGACAGTCTAACCCGTTAGTAAGACAGCCTATTGAAGGTAGTGGATTTGCTGTAGCACTGCGCGTTAACGATAGAGGTACATCAGCACCCTACGCCCTAAAAGGGTTTCAGTTAGAATTTACAGCCGATGCAAGGAGATAAATAATGGCAGGCTATACCAGACAATCCAGTTATGCTGATGGTGACATCATTGATGCTGCGGACAGTAACAACGAATTTAACCAAGTTCTAGCTGCATTTGTAAATACATCAGGTCACAAGCATGACGGTACAGCCGCTGAAGGTCCAGTTATTGGTTTAATTGGAGACCCAGGCGTTGCTACACCACTTAACAAAGTTGTTGTTGACGATACAAATAACCGTGTTGGGGTGTTTGTAGATGCAGGTGGTGCAGGTTCTACAGTAGAACAACTTCGTTTTCAAGATGGCGTAATATTACCTGTAACAAATAACGACATTGACTTAGGCTCTAGTTCTAATAAATTTAAAGACTTAAATATAGCTGGTGCTGCTAACATTGCTGGCACTATGACCCTATCAGGTAACGTAATTGTATCTGGTACTCTCGGTGCTGACCTAATACCTGATGGTGATAACACTCGTGACATTGGTAGTTCCTCTGCAGAATGGAAAGACTTATACATAGATGGTGTCGCATACTTAGACGCAATCAACTTTAATGGTACAGCTATTTCAGCTACTGCAGCAGAGTTAAACATCATGGATGGTGTAACATCTACCACTGCAGAACTTAACATACTAGATGGCGTTACGTCAACAACAGCAGAACTGAATATCTTAGACGGTGTAACTTCTACTGCTGTTGAGTTAAACATCCTTGATGGTGTTACAGCTACAACAGCAGAACTTAATCTAACAGACGGTGGTTCTACTGTAGGTACAACAGCCGTAGCTGGTGGTGATGGTCTTCTAACTAACGATAATGGCACCATGCGCCAGACATCTGTGGATACTTTTGATACGTATTTTGCACAGAGCACTAAAACACTAACAAATAAAACCTTGACAAGTGCTGTGCTAAACGGTACAATAAGTGGAACATCAATTAAAGATGAAGACAATATGGCATCTGATAGTGCCACTCATCTTGCTACC